AGTGGTTTTAGCCCGTCTGCTCTATCTACTTTATCTCTCGAAATGATCCAGAATATGCCGAAAGTATTTGACAATACAAATAAGCGTAATCTGTCTCAGATGTGGGCATTTAAATATGAATCCAAATGTCCCGGTATTGATATTCATGCAGACTTTGCAGCTATTAATGTTAATTTTTGGATTACACCAACAAAGGCAAATAGAGATTATGACAAAGAAAAAGATGTCGGTAAAACAGGTGGTATGTGGATTTGGGATACAGGCGCTCCACCTGATTGGGATTTTACCCGCTATAATGGCGACGACAAAACGGAAGTTATTTCCTATTTAAAGGAGCACGACGCTAAAGCTATTTATATTCCCTATAAGTATAATCGGTGTGTTATGTTTGATTCTAATTTATTTCACAAGACAGCAGATGTAAACTTCTTTCCGGGGTTTGACAATAAAAGAATAAATGTAACGATGCTATTTGGACAACGAGAGAATACAGGAGTTGAACCTCAAGATATGTTAGAAGCAAACGAATTACGTAAACAAACATCTACACCTGTTTTAGATATGCTAGAACAGAATGAACAGATATAGATATGGCAACAGCAACAGAAGTCCAAACGGAGTTAATAGCCCATGAACGAGAGTGTTCTATTAGAGCGGAATCAGTCCAACGTCAGCTTGATTCATTAACCGGACGAATAAAACGTCTTGAAGCCTTGATTATGGGATCAACTGCTACCCTTATTGTCGGCTTTGTTACTGTAATATGGAAAATATAATATGAGAGAATTGACCACAAAACAACAAACTTTTTTGCAACTTCTTTTTGGAGAAGCAGAAGGAGATTATCGTAAAGCTAAAACTTTAGCTGGCTATAGTGAGACAACTAATGGAATGGATGTAGTCCGAGCCTTAAAAGATGAAGTTCTTGAACTGACCAGAGAATACCTAGCTCTAAATGGTCCTAGAGCGGCAAGAGCAATGATTAATGTACTTGAACGCCCATCGGAATTAGGTAATCAGCACAGATTAAATGCGGCAAAAGAACTCTTGGATAGAGTAGGGATTCATAAGACCGACAAGGTTGAAGTTACTACACCTAATGGTATTATGATTTTGCCTCCAAAGGATAGATATGCCGTATAAAGTAGGCGACTATACAAGATTTCATAAAAGTCCTCGTATGAAACAAGAACGAGCATTACGAAACAGAAATAGACGGGCTGCATTACGAACTGGTGCTGTCCAAAAAGGAGATAAACGTCAGATTGATCATAAAGACGGAAATCCAAGAAACAATACACCAAGAAATTTACGAGTGGTACCAGCTAGATATAACCGAAAAAAGCAATAATGTATGAACTTGGTTATTTTAAGATGCCTGATCCAGTTGGGCTAAAAGACGATAATGAATGGTTAGAGATACCTAGAATTAGTCGCACGATTCCTTTTGGATATCGTATGCATAAAACAGATGATAAACTTCTAGTACCTAATATTGAAGAACTAGAAGCTCTAGACTTAGCAAAGGAATATTTAAAAGAATATTCATATAGAGAAGTAGCAAGGTGGTTAAGTGACAGAACAGGACAAGAAATTTCCCACGTTGGCCTCCGAAAGCGAATCCAAACCGAAAAGCAACGGAAGAGTAAGGCAGCAACATATAAAACATGGCTTAAAAAGTATGAAAGTGCCCTCCACAAACTTGAAGAAATTGAGAGCAAGCGTACAGGGGCGACAAAAGAAAAAGGCGAAGGAAGAAAAAGCCAAGCCCAAATCTGAAGTAAAGATTCAAGAAGCTGAAGAATTATCGCTTGAAGAACAACACAATATTCTTTTTAGGCCAAATGTAGGACCACAAACAGAATTTTTAGCTGCCAGTGAACGAGAAGTATTGTATGGAGGAGCAGCAGGTGGTGGCAAGAGTTATGCTATGTTGGCTGATCCGTTACGATATTTAAGTAATTCTCAATTTTCAGGGTTGCTCCTTCGTAGAACTACGGAAGAACTAAGAGAATTAGTTTGGAAATCACAGGAATTATATCCACAAATTATTCCCGGTATTAAGTGGTCGGAACGAAAGATGCAATGGACCGCTCCATCAGGTGGACGTTTATGGTTGTCGTATCTCGATAGAGATGATGACGTACTCCGTTACCAAGGATTATCTTTCTGTTGGATAGGCTTTGATGAACTTACGCAATGGCCCACACCTTTTGCTTGGGATTATCTTCGTTCTCGTCTGAGGTCTACTGCACCTGACTTACCTGTATATATGAGAGCTACGACAAATCCCGGTGGGGCAGGACATGTATGGGTAAAGAAATATTTTGTGGACCCTTCGCCTCCCGGCAAATCCTTTTGGGCTACAGATAGTGATGGTAATAAATTAATATATCCTAAAGATCATACGAAAGAAGGTCAACCATTATTTCAACGAAAGTTTATCCCCGCAAAATTATTTGATAATCCATATCTAGCTAAAACAGGTGACTATGAGACAATGCTCTTATCGTTACCGGAGAATCAACGGAAGAGATTACTAGAAGGAAATTGGGATGTAGCAGAGGGTGCAGCCTTTCCTGAGTTTAATAGAGATATTCATGTTGTTAAACCATTTGATATACCGAAGAATTGGCCTAAGTTCCGGGCATGTGATTATGGATACGGTTCTTATAGTGCTGTGCTTTGGTTTGCGGTGGCCCCTGATGGGCAACTAGTTATTTATCGAGAACTCTATGTCTCCAAGGTTTTAGCAAAAGATTTAGCAAATAAAGTTTTATATTTGGAAGAAGGAGATGGAACTATTCTCTATGGCGTCTTAGATAGTTCTTGCTGGCATCGTAGAGGAGATACAGGTCCAAGTCTTGCTGAACAAATGATTGTACAAGGTTGTAGATGGCGACCTAGTGATCGAAGTGCAGGAAGTAGAATCTCAGGAAAGAATGAACTTCATAGACGGTTTCAAGTACAAGAAGCATTCGGAGACGAGATTGCACAACCGGGATTAGTTATATTTCATAGTTGTATTAATCTTGTATCTCAGTTACCGACTATTCCTCTTGATCCCAAGAATCCTGAAGATGTTAATACAAAATCGGAGGACCATTTATATGACGCTTTGCGATATGGTATAATGAGTAGACCACGACGAGGATTATTTGATTTTCCTATGGATCAAGCAGCGGGCAGATATAATCCGGCTGATACAACTTTTGGATATTAATATATGGTAGATAATACATTTGAAGAAGTACAAACAATAGCTTTAGACGAAACAACTGAAGACCTTGAATTGTCGTCTCTTGTAACTTTTATTGAAAGCAGATATAAAAGATCAAAAGATTGGCGACGGTTTGATGAGGAACGCTGGCTACAGTCTTATCGCAATTATCGAGGTTTATACAGTGCTGATGTACAATTTACGGAAGCAGAACGATCTAGAGTTTTTGTTAAGATTACTAAAACAAAAGTTTTAGCGGCATATGGGCAAATTACGGATGTTTTATTTGCTCGACAAAAATTTCCATTGACAATTGATCCAACTACTTTGCCGGAAGGTGTTACAGAAACAGTACATTTTGATGCAAAGATTCCGCCAGAACAAGCTGAAGAAGAAACAGACGAGTTACCAACAAGTCCTTATGGATTTCCGGGGGATGGACAAGATTTAGAAGCTGGAGCTACTAAAATCAGCTTACAAGAAAAAGCTCTTAAACTTGGGCCTTTAGAAGATAAACTATCAGAAATTCAAGGATTAACTGAAGGCGAAGGTCTTACACCTTCTTCGGTTACTTTTCATCCTGCTCTGGTTGCAGCCAAGAAAATGGAAAAGAAAATTATGGATCAACTAGAAGAGTCTGGGGCTAGTAAGCATCTACGTTCTTCTACCTTTGAATGTGCATTATTTGGAACCGGAATTTTAAAAGGCCCATTTGCAGTTGATAAAGAATATGCAAATTGGGATGAATCGGGAACATATGATCCAGTAATTAAAACCGTTCCACAGGTACAGCATGTCTCATGTTGGGATTTATATCCTGATCCTGACGCAAAGAGTATGGATGATTCTACTTATATAATTGAGCGGCATAAGTTTTCAAAAGCACAGTTAAGAGAATTAAAATCTAGACCTTATTTTAGAGAAGATACAATTGATCGTTGTATTGAGATGGGAGAGATTTATACTAGCGAGTATTGGGAAGATGATCTAAAAGATTATGCGTTGAATGACCACCCAGAACGCTATCAAGTGCTAGAATATTGGGGTGTAATTGAAGCGGAAATGGCTAAACAATTTGGTCTAGACCTTCCAAAAGAATTTAAGAATAATGAGAATATTCAAGTTAATTGTTGGGTTTGTAATAATTTTATTCTTCGTCTGGTAGTAAATCCATTTCAACCTGCTCGTATTCCATATTATGCTGTACCTTATGAACTTAATCCTTATAGTTTCTTTGGCATTGGTTTGGCTGAGAACATGGATGATACTCAGACATTGATGAATGGGTTTATGAGAATGGCTGTAGATAATGCGGTCTTGAGTGGGAATTTATTGATTGAGGTAGATGAAACGAATCTTGTACCGGGACAGGACTTACAAGTATATCCGGGTAAAGTGTTCCGGCGTCAAGGTGGAGCACCGGGACAGGCTATTTTTGGAACAAAGTTTCCGAATGTAAGTAATGAGAATATGCAATTATTTGATAAGGCTCGTCAGCTTTCCGATGAAGCTACGGGCCTTCCTAGTTTTGCACATGGTCAAACCGGCGTAACAGGCACGGGTAGAACCGCAGCAGGTATTTCTATGCTTATGGGCGCTGCTGCCAGTAGTATTAAAACTGTAGTCAAAAACTTTGATGATTATTTGTTACGTCCGTTAGGTGAAGCATTCTTTAGTTTTAATATGCAATTTGATTTTGATAAAGACATTAAAGGAGATTTGGAAATTAAAGCTCGTGGAATGGAGAGTTTAATGGCAAATGAAGTAAGAAGTCAGAGACTATTACAATTCTTGCAAGTGGTTGCAAATCCGGCATTAGCTCCCTTTGCTAAGTTTACATCTATTATTCGAGAAATTGCAAATGCAATGGGACTTGATCCTGATAAAGTTTGCAATACTCCTGAAGAAGCTATACGGCAAGCTAGGATTCTTCAGCAACAACAGCCCCCGGCACCCCCCGCTGGTCAGCAGCCGTCGCCACAAGCTCCCGGTTTAAGTCCAAATGACTTACAGGGAGGTGGAGGTGGCACAATTGGTGTAGGCGGCGCACCAGTACCAATGGAAGGACAATTTAGTGGAACAGCAACACAACAACCTGTACAACAACCTCCTCAACAAGCTCAAGGTGTTGGTCAACAACAAGCGCCAGTGGGACGCATTCAATAATTATCTTGATTGGGTAATTAACCAACAACAAGCTAATTTGGAGCAAAATGTAGACATGGTATACATTTATAAAGCACAAGGAGCTATTAATATTTTGAGGAAACTAAAGCAGTTACGAGAAGAAGTAAATGTAAATGAGTAGTATTTCAAAAAGGAGGAACTACTGTGGTATATAAACAAGTACCTGAAGAGACAAATGCTCAGATGGATCAAATTGGTTTGATTCAAGACCCCAGAGACGTTGATCCTGTAAGTGGAAATGAAATTCCATTAGGTTCAACTGCTGAAGGGGTTCGGGACGATGAAGTTGCAGCGATTAGTCCGGGTGAATTTGTAGTTCCTGAGTATGCTGTGAACTATCATGGTTTAAAGTATTATATGCAAACCTTAGAGGTCGCAAAAGATGGACTTAAACAGATGAAACAGATGGGTATGACTGGACAGCCAGAGGAAGCCACAATCTCTGATGACACAGCTTTACCTACAATGAATGATAATGGTCAGCAATATAATGGCTCTGAAGCATCACCAGAGTTCCAAACAGGCGGCGCAGTCCCTGATAGACTTGAGCAATTTAGAATTAGTCCTGAAACGGAACGTTTAATTCAGGACTTTTCTAGGGATACCATCGGACTTAGTGAGTTTGATATTGACGGGGCGATTGATGTAGCTAAAATTATTGCAAAATTTGAAAATGAATCATTGGACCTAACGGCAAAACAAGAAAATGGTACAGCACAAGGACTATTTCAATACGAACCCGCCTCATTAGCGACAGCAGTTGGGCGAATTAAGAATAGATTTGGTGAAAATGCTCCTAAATGGGCAAAAACCTTAGCCCATAATAATGCTTCTGAATTGACAGCAGAACAACAAACGGAATTATTTGTTTTAGATCAATTGTTACAAGAACAAGTTGGGGGTGTGAATTTTTCCAGTCTAGTTTCTAATTTATCTGATTTCACAAGTGAAGATGTTTATGAGTATTGGCGAGAAGAGCATCAAAAAGGACCATCGCTTTTAGAGGCAGAGAATATTGAAGATGTTAAGAAAAGAGAAGAAGCTATAGCACAAATTATACAAAATCAGGGAAGATGGGAAAGGCTTTTTGGTGGTTTTGGAGATATGTATACCGATCCAGATTTAATTCAGATACCTACTATATCTACTCCTACTAGGGAGCATATTTTTGCTCAAGGCGGATCGCTTCTTTCAGAACCTATTCCAACAGCAATGTTTCAAAGTGGAGGCTTAGTTGCCCCAACAGCCCTAACAGTGCCTACGCTTGCTCCTCCCCTAGTAGCTCCCCTAGTAGCTCCCCCAGTAGCTCCCCCAGTAGCTACCCCACCAGTAGCTCCCCCACCAGTAGCTCCCCCAGTAGCTCCGGTTCCATATACTCCAGCTTCCGACCCATATACACAACCAGTTAGACCAGTAACAACACCGCCACCACAAATTCCTGCTGGAGAACCTACACCTACTTATTTAGAGCAAACCGGGCATCCAGTTGTATGTTTTGAAAAAGAAATAGCTCCAAACGAGAGGTATTGTGTACCACAGGTAGGTCCACATCCTCCTCAACCTCGTGATGGCTATAGGCGGATTGAGGACGATGCTCCTCCACCTACAACTACTCCTCCAGTAGATGATACCCCAGTTACGCCTCCCCCTGTACCATATACGGGTGCGGAAGAGGAAGCAGAACAAGCAGCAGCAGCTTTACGGGCACTTGAGCCAATGATTCCAACTACTGGAGGTGCTCCCGATAATCTTAGTGGATGGACTGCGCTAGCCACCGATTCAACAACTCAACAAAATATACAAACACATATTCAAAACTCTTTGTCCAGTTTAGGTGTTGGTGGTAATCTATCACCAGTAGTACAAGGTGCAGTAGGACTAGGGACTGCAGTCGCTGGTATAAGTGGACCATTTGCACAGATAGCCGGGGGAGTTACCCAAAGCAACTTTAATAAAGCCCTTTTTGCAAAGAAACAAGATATTCTAAAAGACCAACAATCACGTAATATTCCCGGTGTTGGAACTTGGCAGAATCCTATAGCTCCAAATAATAGGTATACATTTCTAGCTACTGGTCAAGGTTCTTTGCCTCGTGCAAGGGAATTTTTCAAGCAACCAATACCAATTCAATATTCGGTATTAGATCATAGAACGCAACGTCCTGCTAAGATGAAGGATGTTTTAATGCAAATGGCATTAGCGCATGGGTACGATCCAACACGTATGAGGCAGGAGGATCTTCAATTTGTTAATGGTAAACTTGCAATTAATGCCGCTAAACGACTCCATACTCGTGTTCATATTCCATCCAAAAAAGATGTTGATGGAAATCCCATACCGGGAAGAATAAGTGATGCTTATGGGCTGACACAAGATGGAGAAATTATTACAATTGATAATGATACAGGGGAATTTCAAAGTGGCAGAATTTATCAAAAGCAATTTGAAGCATTAACTCCAAGTGAAATGTGGCATATGATGAATGCTGATTTGGCTGGAGTAGGAGATAGAGGATTCTTTAAAGATCAAAGTGTAATTGATAATGAGTGGAACACATCTGTTACAGATAAAGATGGAAATATGCTCTCTGTGGCAGACCTAAATAGAGACATAAAGGCACAACTAGCTGATAATCCTAATCCTAATGATCGAGCGGGGATATTAGCGCAATATGGTATCGAAGAAGCCGATCCTCCTGACCCGGCTGATAGTGATGAGAGTAGTGATGCTGGTAGACCTCAGAGGACCGGTATTGACGAGGAATATGATCTTCAAGAGACTGAACGTGTACCTGCTCCAAAATTCTTAGCCGACGAAGCTGCTGCGTATGCTGCCAAAACTTCCGATATTCCTGAAGAATACGGAATGAATAAAGGTGGGCTTGTTCAGAAACCAAAGCAACGATCCAAACGTAAACGAAACAATGGCAAGGGACTAGCCAGACGTAATTAAATAGTCCCATTGTTGGCTTACCTAACCCCCCGAATTGGCTACGGATAGCCCCAACATTGGAGAGAGATAATATGGTAGATACAGTAGGTACAGTTGATCCTATCAAGAAAGTTGTAAGTATGGGTGATCGTAGATACAATACTCAGAAAACAGTTGAAGATGAAGAGAAAGAATTAGATGATCTTATTCAGCAGCAGAAAGAGGATGCAGAAGTAGCAGAAAGACAAGCTAAGGCTGAAGCAGATGAGTTCCATGAGCCGGATAGTGCCGAAGAAAGAACTTTTAAGAAACGATATGGTGATCTTCGTAGGCATTCTCAAAAGCAACAAAAAGATAATGAAGAAAAAATAGTTGTACTTCAGGAACAATTGGACGTTGCCACTAAAACGCAAATACAATTACCTAAGTCCGAAGAAGAATTGGAAGTTTGGTCTAAGGAATATCCTGATGTAGCTGCGATTATTGAAACAATTGCAATTAAAAAGTCCAAAGAGCAAGCACAAGACTTAGAAAAACAGATGGATGAAATTAATAAGTTGCAATCGTCCGCAAAACGGGAAAAAGCGGAAGCTGAGTTACTAACAATTCATCCTGATTTTGCCACTATTCGAGCACAAGATGATTTTCACACATGGGCAGAAGAACAGCCACAATGGGTACAAGATGCTCTGTATGAAAATGCAACAGATGCCCGTGCTGCTGCTAGAGCAATTGATTTATATAAAGTGGATCGTGGATATGAAACTACCCCTACAAAACGAGGTAAAAAGACTACAAACGCTAAAGATGCCGCTAGATTCGTAGATACAAAATCCCCTAAAAGTCTACCAGAAACCAGTGGTCGCCAGCGTAAATGGAGTGAATCTAAAGTAGATCAGATGAATGCTATGGAATATGAAAAGCATTCTGACGAAATCATGGAAGCGATTCAAGCTGGTAACTTTCTTTACGATATCTCTGGAAATGCACGATAAATTACATTTAATGCTTGACAAATCTAATATTTTTAGTAAAATGGTAGTGTAAACTAGGCCCACATTCTGTGCACCCTAGTAGTATATAGTAAAACTTTTAAG